GCTCCCCTCTCACTACAAAGACGCGTGCTAGATGCGATTTGTCTAAATACGAGACAAGTCGACGACGGACTCCCCAATCAGATAACAATCTCCGTTCTTGGTGTCTCCTGAAGGGCCAGAACCAGCAAAGAAAATCTTGATCATTTCTTCAGCTCCCTCATAAGCTTCACGATCTGCTTAGCGTGGTTGATTTCCATGTAGGGAGGTCATGCGATGCTTCACACCCTTCTGGACAAGCCAGAGATCGAAATTAGAAACTCTCTTACTACCAGCACCGCCAGCAAAGTAGACTTTCATTTGCTCTGCCTCTTGAGCTGCTTGATGGTTCGCAGAGGCTCCATTCGTTTTCCGACCTCCGCATAGTTCACAAGCCGGAGTCTAACACCCTGCGCGTAGAGCCAGCGTTCCTCATTCGGTGAACACTTGGAGCTAGCGAAGTAGACCTTCACAAGTATTCCCCGGCAATCAGACGTTTGTTAAGGACCTCGCAGAGGTCAAATGTTCGACAGGCGTCACCGACTGCACCGGTCGCAACCTGCTTGAGAGGAAGGTCCCGCATACGCCCCTTATCACCGCCGTCCCATGACTGCGATTTCTTGAGAACGTCAATGGCCGCCTTCTCCAGACGAAGCGACTCATGCCGCGAGTCACCGAGCGCGACCAGTCCAAGCATAGCGTCTTCAGCGCGGTTGTTGACGCGAGTCACCCAGCCAGGATAAACAAGGCCGTCCTCATCGTAGCCCCCATTGAAGGCGCGTTTGATTGCCGGCGATCCGAAGACTGGGTCGAGCAGTTCCCTTGCTTGGCTCTTGAAGTTCTCCCACGAGGTCATCTCAACATAGGCTCCATAAACCGGAGACCAGGCGAACGCGATGCCTCTGAGTCTGAAGTCTGGATGACAGGGATCAGTTGCAACCCCCAACCTTGATGGGTATTCGACCGCGTCGAACGCCTCGATGTCAAACGCCCAAGGCAGCGTTCGCTTTGCCAGCCGAGCTAGGAATTCGCGGGCTGCTCCTGGGGTCTCGAAGGTAGTAACCTTGATGTCGCTCGGTGGTTCGCGCTTGAGCAGCCTGTCTGCCATGCGCTTGATGTCAGTCCTGAACTGCACCTCGAGACGGTCTTGAACATCATTGGCACGGACCTGACCTGAGGACCCGGTCCCGACAGCACGCAGAATCGACGACGGGTGCCGTGCTACGAAGGCATTACGACCGTCAGCCGTCTTGATCCAAAGACCTCGATGGATGGAAACCTTGGCCTTGGTGTTGGCCATGAGACGCATGAGAGGTCTTGTCCCCAGAACCAGCAAGGGAATCTTCGTCCGTGCCAGGTCGACCGACAGGTAGCTCCAGCAGCGCTTCTCGGCACCATGCCAGGCCTTCGACTCGAAGTCATCATTCTCCGGACGGCAGCGGCCAAGGTTGGCATAGTTGACCTGGGTTGCTGGGTCGATGCCAGCGCCGGCGAGAGCTGACCGCAGCAGGTCACCAGCCGGTCCGACGAAAGGCTCGCCCTGTTCCTCTTCGACTTTCCCTGGAGCCATGCCGACGACCTGGAGAAGAGGGCGTTCGACGAAGGATGGCATGACCTTGATCGCGTGCTCCCGGTTGCAACCAATGCAGGGGTTGACCGGAGCTTTGACCTTGGTTGGCTTGGCAACAGGTACACCGGTCTTGGTTGACCGAGGTTGCTGCTTCCGAGTTGGAATGCGCTTCTCCAGCTCGGGGAAGAACGACGGGAGATAGGACTCCATCAGGCAACGAGACGAATGACCAGGTGCTCGAGGCGCTTGTCTTCACTCCTGAAGTACAACGGGTCAGTCGGCTCGTCGCCAAGCCAGAACTCAGAGTTGACTGACTCGAGCGCCTGACTGAAGAACTTACCGTTGACGAAGAACGACCCGCCCTGCTTGCCTGTGACCGACACAGCAGGCAAGCTCTCCTCGGCCATCATACCACCGTCTTCATCGACGACTGTCAGCTTCAGCGCGTCCTTCTCAATGACACCAGCAACACGGAAGGTCGGAGGCTTGACGAAGTACAGCAGTCGAGCCATGACGTGGCCAAGCATACCAGCACTGACCAGATTGATGGTCGTCCCTCGGGTCTTGCTGGCGTCCTGGATCTTCTTAACGATCGTTGCTGTTCCTGTGATAGGAAACGCACCCTCCATGAGGCTACCGAAGACCATACCGGGGTCCATGAAGCACCAGAGGATTGACTCGCCTTCCATGCCAACTCCGGTCACCTTGCTGCGGTTTCCTGCCAAACGCTCGAGGAGGTGGTCTGGTATGAGTAAACCTGCTGCGATCGGTGGCTTCAGCGCCGCTCCCTTCCGCGGAGCGAGGGTCGCGATGCGAGCACTGTCTGCCGTGAAGAGCCTACCACTGCTCGCCCAACAGACACCGCGAAGAGATGGCTTGGTGGCGTCCTTGCAGACGCTGAAGGCGACCCGGTCGACGTCGTCCCAGAAGTCCTTACCAGTCTCGACCTGGCGCGGAGGCGCGGCGCGCTGCATGAATGTTGTCGGTGCGTCGTCGATGACCAGCTTCGGTAATGAACCGCGGAATCGGCCAGCCTTGACGGTGACCTGGGTAGCCGTTGGGTTCAGGTCGACCTCCTCAATTCCCTGGTCGAATAGCGACTGGAAGACGGTGACCATGTCCTCAGCCGGCAAGATCAACGGCTCCTCTCCCATCGACCAAGGCGTATACCAGACAGCGCCGGCAGAACCGCTGAAGGCGCGAACGGAGTCCTCCTTGAAGTAGAGGTGCGTCAGCGCTGGTAGGATGTTCTTGTCGGCGACAAAGCCCTTGACCAAGTTGAGGACCGGCATCAATTCCTTCAACGGAATCTTCATCGCAGACCCAGACTTTCCCAGGTCGGTTGACCACTACGACCGCCTGTCTTTTTGAAGACGTCGCTCTGGAGGTTGCGTTCGATATCGAGGAAGAACTCGACGTTCAGCTCGTCTCGCTTGATGTAGTTTGTCGTCAGCTCCTCGACCGTGAAACCCTTCTCTGCTAGGTACTCTTCGATCATACGCTTATGGACCGGCTCATAGGTTGAGAAATGCTGGCCGTGCTCGGACTGCTTCGGTGACTGCTCGGAAAAGACAACCTTGTGATCAGCGCTGCCGAGAGGTATATAGACCCCACCGAAGCGCCCCGTGAGCACCCAGGATGTCGAGTCGACGGAGAACCAGGGATAGCGCTTCAAAATGTCCAGGCTGGTCACACCGAACCCGTGAAACTTGCGGACTGGCCTGCCGTCGTCGTCGGTAAGAACACGCTGCATCAGATCGTCGAGCCATGCCTGGCGCTGAAGGGTCGTGAGACCCATCGCGATCCCTCCAATAGCCAGATAGTCCGTCTCTCCCATAATCTTCTTGAGCCATGCGTCGCTCTCCCCGTAGTGGAAGGCGTGCAGGATCTTCGTGCCTGGCAGCTTCTTCTCTAAATACTTCCAATTCTCCCAACCCGCCTGAGCTGCTTTGTTGATCTCAACTTGCGTTGGTGTTCGTCCCTTGCTGCCAGGGATCACGTCGAGGTTGGCGACGATGCTGAACACGCCGGGGTTGTCGAGGACGAACTGGGCATAGTCGTCGATGTCGATGGGAATGCCTCGAGTCCAAGCGCTGAAGGCGCCGGAGTCAAGCATTATCTCCAGATCAGGCAAGGTATGTTCCTCCAGTGTAACTATTGGTTTTGATTGCCGAATTCTCTGAAAAGACAGAAGACGGCGCTTGATGTCGTACTTATCAAGTACGTCCTTCTGCGGTCGTTCCGCGAGCCAAGTCGCGAAGTACAGCCTCATCGACCGGACTGCGCTGCACCCAACAGCGAGAGAAACTCCTGACGCGGGGTCCCGTCACTACGTAGGACCCCACGAACCACACTGGTCACCATGACAGACGAGGATTGCTTGACACCCCGAGCTGCCATACAGAAGTGAGTTCCTGTCACAATGACACCAACTCCACTTGGTTGCAGCTCCGTTTCAAGACAATCTGCGATCTGCTTGGTCAGACGCTCCTGAATCTGGAGGCGTCGACTGTAGATGTCGACGATTCGAGCCAGCTTCGACAAACCGATGACTCGACGCTCGACAACATCATGGTCATGCTCGGTCTTACCTGGAATGTAGCAGATATGAACCTTGCCAAAGAACGGCATGATATGATGCTCGCAGAATGAGAAATAGGTCAGGTCGCGCTCTACGATCATCTGATCATAGTCGGCGCTGAAGGTCTTGATGTCTGGTGTGCTCTTATAACCCGAGAACAGTTCCTTCCAAGAATCGACGACGCGCCGCGGTGTCTCGCGCAGCCCCTCACGTCCGGGGTCTTCCCCAATGAACTCCAGCATACGTGTGACGATCTCAGTCCCGACCAGCACGTGCTCGTATGGGTAGACGATCCAGTCCTCTGTAATTTCCACAATGAAGTTTGGAAAGACCTGCACGCCTCTCCTTGTCCTTGGTCGGGAATGAATCACTGCCGTATACTGATCTGAGTTGTCACGGTATGGATTGAGCGTCCTACCCGAATCGCAGATATCGTCAACGATGAGCACTGGTTTGTTGCCGTTCTGCGACGGTGAGGAGCTGTCGAGCAGGGGAAGCCGCATGTACTTCGCCAGCATGGCAGCGATAACCGAACCTCCTGTCGGGATGCCGTAGATACCAGCCAGCTCTCGAAACTTCTGGCTGTCCAGACGCACTTTGATTTGCTGGTAAAGTGAATTGACCAGCTCTTCGAGCTGAACCCAGGTCAAATGCCTTTGATTTCTCATGCAACCCCCAGATATTTGTGCTGCTGTAGGGACAGACGCCATTCAGGATTTTGCATGAGCGCCTCAAGACAAATGTCTGTTGCTTTGGCGCTGCATGAAATTGGCTGGAGAGAGACCACAACATCATTGCGAAGCTGACCAGGTGGATATCTCATGAACCCTTGCAATGCCAGGACGTCGACTTCCCTGCCAACTAGCCACTTGATCTCGTTAGCCCAAATGAGATTTTCTGGCTTGATACGCAAGAGGCCGGCCGGCTTCGGCGAAATGCAGATCCAGTCCCAGGTACCGGTGATGGGATAGACACCTGCGGTCTCGAGGGCTGTCTTAAGCTTGCGCCGGTGGAGGTAAGATGTCAGATAGGACAAGTAGTGCCAGGTCGGCTCCCCACCGGTGATCAGCGCCCAACGCGGCGGTAGGGAATCCACTCGACCCGCTACCGTTTCTGTCTGCCACCATATACCTTCTGGAATGCTGACGTTCCCTTCAGCCGTTGAGATCGCTGTTCCTGGATCCAGCTGAGAAGGCTTCCAGCTCTCCGGGGTATCACAGAACACGCAGCCGACTGGACAGCCTTGCAAGCGAACGATGGTCATGGGTGTGCCAGCCTGCGCACCCTCGCCCTGTACCGTGGGATAGATCTTGTTGATGGCGACTAGCCATTCATACCCCGCATTGAGCGGCCATCTATTGCCCGGTGGAGCTACCGCGCCGTATTGTGCTGGGGTCTGAATCGCGAGCGCCTTGGGTACCATGCCTAGTTATATCCCCAGTATTCGCACCTCGCGGTACATGTTTCTTCGATGACGACGCAAACCAGGCCTCGCAGCCATGGCTTGAGTTTGTCAAAGATCCAGCGAGCCAGCTCCTCAGAAGTCGGATTGGCGAGGCCAGTCCGATCGTTGAGATGCCAGTGATCCAGATAGTTGTCGACCAGCGGCTTGATAGCCTCAGAGATGGAGCTGTAGTCGAGTATCATCCCCTCTTTGGGTCCACTCCTCTCCAGCTCTCGACCTTCAATGATGACCCGACCAAGCCAGCTATGACCGTGCATGCGAGCGCACTTGCCGTCGTGGTTTGGCAATAGATGCGACGCCTCGAAGCGAAAGTCTTTCTGAAGACGCCAAAAAGCCCGCAATGAATCTCTGTTGGTGAAGCCTGCGTCGAAGGTCACGAGCCGTAAACCGTGGGGTCAGGAACACCCGCCAGCATGAACGCCTCGATGCGCTCGACGCAGGTTCCGCAACGCCCGCAATGAATCTCCTGACCCTTGTAGCAGGACCAAGTATTCTCGAAGGGAACACGCAGACCGAAACCAAGCTTGACGATGTCAGCCTTGGTCAGCTTGATGAATGGCCTGAGGATCTTGACGCTGTGCCAGTCGGCGAGCTGAAGCGCCTGGTCGAGCGCCTGGACGAACTCCTCCCGGCAGTCGGGATAGATGGTGTGGTCGCCAGCATGCGCCGCATAAGCAACAGAGTCGGACTTGGTCGAGATAGCCCACGCACCAGCAACAGCCAGCATGAGCATATTGCGGTTTGGAACGATGGTCAACTTCATCGTCTCTTCAGCGTAGTGACCCTCCGGCACCGGGATAGCGGCGACTGTCTGACTGGACCCGGACATAAAGGTCTGAAGCGCGCGCAGGTCTGCGATGCGATACTCGACTCCCAATCCAGAGCAGATGTCGTCTGCCTTGTCCAATTCCTTGCGATGTCGCTGACCATAGTTGATTCCCAGCGCTCGGACCTCATGACCCTGCTCGCGCAGCTCGTAGAGCAAGGTCGTCGAGTCCAGACCTCCAGACAAGATGAGCACAACTCTCATGGCAACCTCCTTCACGAGGGAATAAAAAATCGGGGGACGCCCCAGCATTGCGCTGGAAAGTCCCCCTGTGGGGTGACACTGCTCGGTCGTCCTACTTCTTGCTGACTGCCTCGAGGTAACGGCCTGCCGTGATGGTCATGCGAGCCGTCTCGCCGGACCCCTTGCGCAGGCCGTACCGAAAGCCGTCGTTCTTGTTCGGGTAGACCCTCGTGATCATCACGAGGTCACCCTTGCGGAGGAAGGACGACCGGCCACCGCCGAGATACTTGGCCTGGTCGCCCCGCGCCAGAGGAGCGCCGGTGATCTTGGCCGCGCCCCCCCGAGTCGAGACCTTGTCCTTGACGGACACCGTGGCGGGCTTCGAGGCCTTCGAGATCGCCTTGTCAGTCTTGCTTGCCTTGGCGGTCGCCTTGTCAGTCTTGCTCGAGGTCTTTTCTGACTTCGAGACCTTGGCCTTGGGGGCCGCCTTGACAGAGGTCTCGGACTTTGCCTTCCTGACCTTGGGTGCCTTGGCGGGAACAGCCTCCTCGACCGCGGTGGCCGTGCCTCCGTCCAGATCGTCGAGCGGGTTGTCCGGTGTGTTGGTGTGCTTGTCCATGTCTGTCTCCTTCTTCATTGCGCTAGTTGTTTGACCACCTTCGACTCCTGCCATTGTATATCGGGAGTCGCTCCGATGAGCAAGATATTTTCGAATAGCCGATCGGACTGATTCTGGATACTTCAGTTGCCCCATGCGTCGCGCATTGGGGTCAACAGTCAAGGCAGCATGCACAGCGTCTTCGTCGACTCGTTCTACCAGGTCGACAAACTCGAGGCGAAGGTCGAGTTCGTTCTGACCATTGCCTAGTATCTCCAACCGATCCAACAAATGAAAGTCTCTCGGCGACGCGCTACTGTCGAGCGAAACAAACTTGGCTGTGTTGCGTCCCTTGCTGAGCTGCTTCTTGATGACCGAGATGAGACGACATTGCATGGCGCGCGTCCCCAGTCGACCAAGCTGGTTCATGGGAAGCTTGCGCCGATTCTTGGTCCACATCTGCCACAGCGCGATCAACGCCTCCTGCATCAAGTCCTCACGGCTCAGGCAGGGGTTGGGGTTGTCGATTCTGAAGGAGCGATGCGAGACAAGACGGTTCGCCCAGGGGAGCATCTGCTTGTGGAGGGATTCAAACGAAACGCTTTTTCCCATACACCAGCCCCTTCCTGGGGATCGCCCAGCTAGGCGACCCCCGGTTCCGCGATTGCTTCTAGACTTCGTCCTTGAGCGTCAGCTTACGCTTTGGCTTTTCCTCCATCATCTTGGCAAGCGCATCCTTAATCTTGCCGAAATCCTTGCCGACCTGAGCGCGAAGCTTGTCGTCTCCGCGCAGGTCTTCTGCCTTCAGACCCTTCATGACCGCATGCGCCTTCTCGACCAGCTTGGCGAGGTCAGCGTCGTTGGTCAGGTTGCGCGCCTGGAAGGTGTTGAGGAACTCGTTGATCTTGTCGATGAAGGCGTCCTTGAACCGGCGAGGCTTGCCATCTGCCTGGCCTGACATGCGCTCTGCCATGTCATTGACAACCTCGGTCATCGACTCGCGAAGCGCGTCGCGGATGGTCGTCGCGGCATCCGCCCACATCTGCTCTGCCTTGTCTGCCTGGCGCTTGAACAGCGCTCCGGAGACACCCTTGATGCTGTCCGGCGTTCCGAAGGTGAAGAGGTTGTAGTCGAAATCGAAGTAGCTCTCCAGATCCCGGAGCGACGGGTATTCGTTCTCATCGTAGGCGTCAGCCAGCCGTTCCTTTGCCTCGTCCTTGCGGACCTTGTAAACCTTCTTGAATGCAGTGAACAGCTCGTCGCGCTTGACCTTGTATTCATCCAAGCGCGTGATGGTGTCCTCGAGCAGCGCTAGCGGCAGGAGGTAGACCCCCGACCTGAACATCGGCGCCGGCAGGCAACGAACGCGCAAGTAGGCGCGCGCTTCGAAGTCGAGGTACTGAATTGACCGCAGCTCCGACGAGTCGAGCAGGTCCTTGGCTACGTGGACCATGGCCTTGTCTGCGGTCGTCGAAATGAGGTCGGTAGACATGGACCTTCGGACGGCGAAGCGTGAAGTATTGAGCGCCAGGCAGACTGAACTTTGAAGCACGAGCTGGGAGGGTGTCAGATCCTTCGAGGTGGTCATTGTCGACAGCGTCCTTTCCCCCAATAGGGTCCCCCATCAGTTTAGCTCGGGGCGACCCTACAGACAACGAATTAATGGCTGTGGTCGTGGGTGTGCGAGTGACTATGATCGTGGTGGTCGTGGTCGCCTCGCTTCTCGCGCTTGGTGACGCCTCCCGTCTCCCTTGCCAGCATGTTCAGGAAAGCTTCGGCGTTCTGGTGATTGACAGCCCCGACCTTCCCCGTAGTGGTCTTGATGGTCCCGTCGGGCAAGATTTCGATCTCCAGCTTGTCCACTTCAGCCTCCCTTCTGCGCCACGAAGTGGGTCGCGTCTGTCTGCTTGAGCGTCCAGTTGAACCGGCTTGCTGCCGCCTTGACGACCTGCGTGCTGTACGCTACCTTGATCTGACTGACGACCTGCTCGAGCTGCTGACGCGGCATGCCCGAGATGGCTTGGTCGTTGCGCAGCTCCACGACGTAGCCGTTTGCCACGAACCGCCAGTTACCGCCCGGCTGGCGAATAGCCGTGTCCATGAATAGCGAGCGCAGCGCCTTCCCGAGCAGCTCGTGATTCTTGATCTGCCCCAGGTCGACCGTGGTGGTTTGGACAGTCCAGCAAGGCATCAGTCCCTCCCGTCTCCGTTACGTTCGATCCAGCGCTTCAGCCAGCGCTGCGCGGCGGGGGTCTCGAACTGACCCCCGCTGCTGAGCACACCAGCCTCGCGCGCTTCATCCAGGCATCGCCAGAACTTCGCTACGAACTCGTCCACTACAGAACCTCCTCTCCACGACGCGATACGCGGCGCTGCTGACCCGCTATCGGAATAACCGCAGCCTGCGTCAAGGTCTCGCTGTTGCGGTAGACCCCGACCTTCGACGCCGACAGGAAGCGACCATTAGCCAGATTGCGGAGCTGGTCGATCGACTCGGGATCCGAGACGGCGACCGGTGTGATGAAGTTGAAGGCCTCCTTGAGCGAGCAACCCAGGCGGGAGGTGATATCGCAGATGTTGCGGATGTCCGAGCCGGTCAGGTTGGTATCGTCAACCTCAGACAGTTTCGACTTCTTGGAGTCGATGCCGTAGCGCTTGAGAGCGATCGGCCAGATAGCTTCGCGCTCCTCAGCCGTCGGCAGGTCGAAGAACCAAATCCCAAGCCGGAAGCGCCTGCGCAGCTCGGGAGGGATCGCGTCGAGTTTGTTGACGGTCGCGATGAAGAACGCTCCCCCGTCACCGGCGACGCCCTTGATGACCCGCATGGCGTCGCGGATCATCCCCTCCGAGGCACCGACCCGACCTGCCTTCATGGCACCCATGTCCATGCTGATTGACAGCACACGGGGGTTGCTGCTGTTCCCGAGGGCCTTGCTGACGAGCGACTTCCCCGAGCCGGGAGGTCCGACGGCGAGCAGCCCCGCCCAGTCGTTATCCTCCATTTCGCGCAGCAGCACGCCGAGCGAGTCCTGCGTGACGCCGGTGTTGTCGCCAGGTCCGCCGCGGGCTCCCAGACCGCCGAGCATCTTCTCCAGCTCGTCGATGCGGACGAAGACCCGAGGCCGGCGAGGGGACTTGAGGAGCTGGGTCCCGAAGCGCTTGAACTGCTCGAGGCCGCCGATCTGACTGAAGTCCTCGGACCCTCGGTCGACCGATAGTCCCCGCGTCTGCTCGATGGCAGCGCGCTGGCGATCACCGAGCGCTGCCAGATCGAGGCCGTTCTCCGTCACCGACATTGCCGTGATCTGCTCTGCCACGAAGGCGCTCAGACCTCGCGTGCAATTGACGGCCTGCACCTTGGTCTCGTCGTCGAGTTTGACGCCGACCGCGGAGACTTGTTCGTTGATGATGTCTGCGAGCGCTTCGTCGTTCGGGGTTGGCTCGTTGAACACGATGACGTCCTGCGCCAGCTCCGACGGGAGCTTCATGGACGTCCCGAGTAGGATGAGCGTCCTGCGGTCAGCCTTGAAGACGTCGCGCAGATTCCAGATACCTTGGATGGTCGGCACGTCGGGGTTGTCGGTAGAGATGAAGAGCTGGGGATTCATGAAGAAAACCATCGGCGCCCGCTGTGTGATGTTGTCCTTCGCGTCGACCTGTTCGCCCGGGAGGTTCTTCAAGAGATTGAGACAGGCGCCAGGGTTGCCGGTCATGCCCGGCAAGTCCTCCGGAGGAGCACCGTTGAGCATCTTGCTGACGGTCTCGAAGGCGACCTTGTTGAGCGGCATCAACCCACCACCGATATCCCAGCGAAGCAGGGGGATCGGTGCCGTCCCCTCCTCGAAGGCGCTGCGAATGGTCTGGATGGTCGAGCCGGGATCGGGTGTCACGACTGCAACGAGCGGGGTCGCGGTCCTGCGCGCTGCCTTGAGGGATTCGATGAGAGTCATTGCTGGGTCTCCTTGCTTTGGTCAGTCAACGAAAACGTCGCCGGATCGACCCGACGGTTCGGCTATCAGCGGGCGGTAACGCGAAACGGTCATCGTCCTCCAAGTTGATGAGGTTGAGATGCTCGAAGACTTCCCAGGCTGCCTCGGGATCGCTGGACTTCATATCGACCTCGAGGCCGTCTGCCATGAGAAGCGCAATGGTCGAGCCAGAGATCTGCACGCGCTGTATCACTCGGCGTCCTCCGCTCTGCGCCAGGGGTCCGGCGCTGCGTCGACGATGTGAGCTTCGTTGCCAGGTTCGGACCAGTGATCCTGGACCAGCTTGTCAGCCGAATCGGCATTGCGCGCGAGCTTCGTCCAGCCGCAACGCCTGCTGCGGCAGCACAGCGAGACCAGCGTTTCGGTCATGCTTCTCCCTCCTTGAGGCATTTCTTGCAACGTCCCCAGGTCATCGTCAAGGGCACCGTCGCTTCGTGACCACACTCAAGCAGGCAGCGCTTGGAGCCAGCCGCCTCGCGCAGCACCGACTTCACGGGGCGCTTAGGTCCGAACCTTGCCATCAAAGCCTCATCGCTCCTATGCTCGGTGATCTTGTTTGCCCGAACTGAGGTGGTGGGATGGTTGACAACGTCGGCGGCGACCACCGCATGACCTGGCGCGTCCTTCGGCGAGAAGCTGGGGATCATGCGCGAGGTTGGCGGTGTGATACCGAGTCGGCGATTCATGGCTGCTTTGGCGCATACGGGTGAGCAATAATGCTCAGTCGTTACGCCGCTGATGGTCTGTACAGGTCGGAAGGGGCGCTCACAGTTGAGACACGGTCTCTTGTCGATGGTTGAGTTGCGTAGCGTCGCAAGCACCTTCTGTGCGTCGTGCTGCTGTTCGGGGGAGCTATCCTTAGCCTTTGCCCGTTTGCGCAGCTCCTTGATCTCAGACTGCTTGACCTTCGGCTCTGCCCCCTTCCCACTGCCAGGTCGAAGCTGTTTCTTGAGCTGCTTTGCGGATCGCTTGGACATTTGGTTCCCCTCCTACCTTCTATATCAGCGATTGACCCAGTAGAGCAGACCGCCGATCGTCAGCAACGACAGCGCCGGCATGCAAACGAACAGGAACAATCCTGCTTCAAGCATGGTCTTCGTCCTTTCTGCCAGGGCTTGGGACCTGGCTGCGCATTACCGGCGCCTGTCGGCGCCGTCCCTCTGCGTCATGATTTGATCTCCCAAGCGCGCTCGTAGGTGCAACCGTCACGATATGCCATCTTCTCGGCATTGGACAGACTATCGGTACCTGCAACGATGACTTTGCCGTCGAGTCGTTCGACATCGTACAGGTACTTCCAAGCGAGACCTGGTCCGGTCGCCAGGGGCGATCGCATAAGCTTGCGTCGCTTGATGATGGCATGGAGACTTGCCTCACGTTCAGCTCTTGCCAGCGCTCTGTCAAGCATGTTAGCCCTCCCGGACCACATAGATGCTGCTGTTGACCATGACTTCCTTCATCGTCAACTTGACGACGACCGCGCCGTTTTCAACGAAGTCGACTTCGTCGCCGTAGCTATTGAACCGGGGGATTCCACGAAGCAGCTCACGACGGGTCCCGTTACGCAGGATCTCAATCGTCTCGCTCGGCGACTCGCTGTTGACCAGGACCACTTCTGCCAGCTTAAAGCTCGGCCGTCGACCCGACTTGAGCGGACTGGCGATTCGCAACGTCGCTTCGATCATTATAGTCTGCCTCCCATTGTCCGGGCTTGGGACCGGACCTGCGCATTACCAGGCGCCGGAGCGCCTGTCCCTCTGCTAGCGTGCCAGGTCGACATCCGACCCACCGCACTTCGGGCAGGTTGGAATCGGTGAGCGGGTCGTGAACTTCTTGTCGCATTCCTGGCACTGGACCTTGACTGGCTGGTTCATCGCTTCACCTCCCCGTTGAGACCCAGAGCGACCTCGGGCTTGAATGGCACTGCACCGCGCTCCCAGATCACCACCGGCACCTCAGGCTTGCGCGCCTGGCGCATTGCGGAGGCAAGAGTCTTATAAGCGGATGTCCACGTCAGCGTGTTGCCGTGCAGCGATGTGACCTTGAACGGACCGGGCTGCTTCATTATGCAACCTCCTTCGCCAAGGTTTGAGGTGGATGATTCGGGCACCGCTCACCCGTGAGCGCTGTCTCATCGCAACGTTGATTTGTCACTGGATCGATGAACGTGCATCGCGTCCCAAACCGTTCGCACAAGAGTTGCCATGCATCGAGCTTCATATGTTCTGTCTCCCTTCGTGCCAGGGCTTGGGACCTGGCTGCGCATTAACGGAGAGCCGAAGCTCCCCGCCCCTCTGCTTTCAACTCTGAACCGAAGCGTACCGGGCATTCCGGCGAGAAGCTTCTGCCTTTGCCAGCTTGCGAGCCTCGCTCCATGTCGTGCTGCCAGGCGTGAACCAGCACTCTGAAACGTCGCGATAGGTCGTGGAGTCGAATGTGAACGCCCAACTTCCTCGTCCGTGTGGTTTCCGTCCGTGACTGCGCTCGTACGCATCAGTGAAAACTTCGACGTTGCTTCCCATGGTTGTCTCCTTCTGCCAGGGCTTGGGACCTGGCTGCGCATTAAGCGCGACTCGAATAGCCGCGCTCCCTCTGCTTTATTACCGCGATCTCTTGATAGCATTGAGACATGCCTGGCAAGTCACTTTGTCGTTGTTGCGAGTCCTGAATGTCCAGCGGCGCGTGTCGCATGCCACCCAACGGCCATGCCCGAGCGATGGAGAACCTGAAGGAAGCGGCCTGCTCTTGTGAATCTTCAAGATCGGTGAGGCGTTCGGCATCAGGCAAATTCCCTTACTCATGTTAAGCTCCTTCTGCCAGGGCTTGGGACCTGGCTGCGCATTACCGGCGCCTGTCGGCGCCGTCCCTCTGCGTTTACCTACGAACTAACCGAGTCTTTGGCAGACCACAATCGCATCGATTCGGATAACGGATACATTCCCCGTGGATCCGACAACCCTTGTTTTCGTCTGCCGCGCTCCGGCACTCTGCGCGATAGCACACGTTAGAGGCATTGGTGGTAGAGTTTGTCTGGGGTGCTCCGTGCGGGCAATGCGGCCGATCTTGCTTTTTCGTCACGGTTGTCTCCCTTCGTACCAGGGCTTGGGACCTGGCTGCGCATTAAGCGCGCTGGATTAGCCGCGCTCCCTCTGCTTGCGTCAATTGGTGGCGCCCTCCAAGGATCCATCGGGGATCCCGCCTCCGTTCTGACTCGCCCCTGAGTTCGTCAGGGATACTCGACCTGGGTCCCGGTCCCTAGTGCCAGCCCCTCTCAGGGCGCTAGGTCCGACTGGCTAGGCCTCGTCATGCCCACCCAGGTCTCGCGCTGGCTTGTCCTCGGTCTACCAGCTCTACCGTCCATCCGTTCCCGCAACTGCGGCCTCTCGGCCACCGACCGTCCGGGGCTAGGTCGGTTTCACTTCCCTGCTCCCTTGCTTCCCCCTACAAGAGGGTTATCGGCAGGTTTGAGCTGTACCCATACCCTCGATGAAAAATAATTGCGAAGGGAAATCACACACTTAGCTCGCAGAGCGGGATCTTCTTTTCTTCAGGATTGTCAGTAGTTTAGGACGGCCTAGCTGCTTCGGTACAGCAGATCAGGTACTTACGAAGAGCTCTGGAGGCGTGCCCGTAGGTGGTCACCAACAGCCAGGGGACCGAAGTCCTGGGTCGCCAGGGTAGCTCCAGACCCCGCGTCCTTACCTCCCCGCCATGTCCCCCGGCACGCCGACAATCCCCAGGCTTCCAGGTCCTCGACATGGCTGAGAGCCCGACGTTGCGCGGCTGGTTCAGCATCCAACGCGACGATGACCCGACGCGGTCGCTTGCCTGCGATCAGCCCCAGCTTCTCAGGAGTCAGAGCTGTCCCGAGCAGACCGACCGGAGCAGGAGCACGGAACTCACAACCACGCAACCACCCCATGACATCGCCAGCCCCCTCGACAAGCATGACGTCGCTGCCCGGAGGTACACCATCCAGATTGAACAGCAGCGCCGCAGCAGGTCGACCGCATTCAGCACCAGGCTGACCAAACTTTCCATTCGTGCTGGTCAGGTACTTCGGCTCAACACCCCGCGCAATTGCCCTCGCTTGCCAGGCAACCGGATGCGAATCGAGCACAATGGGAATGATGAGGCGCATACGATACCTGCCTGAGAGCGCAAACCCGAAGTTCCAACGAACTGCGTCTTCGCTTTTCAAGCCCCATTGCTGACGCGCGAAGTTGAGAAATGTATACTCCTCCATTCGTCGCGTCTCCCCAGTCACCCAGCGAAAATTCTCGGGGAACAAACACCAATCTTGGATTGGTTCTGCCTTTGGTTCGGGGATCCACTCTCCGAGCTGCGCTGGGAACTCCCGAATGAGAAACACCCAAGCCTTGCCGCGAGTCTCCAGACCTTCATGAAGCCTGACCCACTCAATCGCTCCACCAGAGAGACGCGGTTCAGCGACGCATCCCAGATTCCAGCATCCCGAGGTCCAGCGCAGGATGTTTAGCCAGCCTCGGTGTTTGCGATCACCACAACGGGGACAGTTGAACGTCCGAATGCCTTCGTCGTAGCCCCGACCACCCAAGTCATTGTGAATCTCTACGCGCGTACGAATGTAAGCCTCGAGAGAAATACTGTCCCTCACACTCCTGCTCTTTGCTTAGCTCGCGTGCTGGTATGTTCTGGCTGATGCGCCATACGCGCGACTCGTGCGTCAATGATCTCCTGAAGGCGCTGAACGGCTATCTTCGGAATGCCGTCCCTGAGCATGCGCCGTTTGATGTCGACCAGTTGCTCGAAAGTCTTCGTCGATGTATCCTCGGCAGGACTCCCGAAGTATGGGCAGATCCAACCATGCACCCGCTGACAACCTCCGCACGACCACTGGTTAATCACTTCTTGCCATACAATGCTAGACGCTCGGTCGTCAGCTTGTCGCCTTCCTTGGCCAGCGCGCGGAAGACATCCGCCTCGAGCTTGACAGCTAGTGCTGTTCTCTCCGTCATCTTCGACGGATGAACTGGAGGCAGGTCAACCGTTTCGGAGATCCCCAGCTCGAGAACTTCCGTCTCGTACGGCTTCACATTCAAGGTCCGACGCCAGGTCACAGTGATCGTCATGATGGTTCCTCCTGGTTAGGTATATCAGTCGGAAGTGGTTCGTCTTCGGGTGGTTCTTCTGAGATGGGAAAGAAGTTGAGTCGATCGATATCGACACGAAAGCGTCCTACCGTCTTATCCTCTTCAGCCTCCCGTTGCGCGACAGCGAAAAGACCTCGCTCCTTGCGGGCGCGCATGGCCTCGTCTCCGAAGATGGCTACAGCACCGTCCGCGACAGCCATGACTTCGTAGGCTTCCGCAATGTCACTCTTCTGCGGTCGACGAGTGTTCATCGACTTGCGGTTGACCAGCGCTGCGGACCAAACCACGACGTCGAGTTGCTTGGCCAGAGCCGACATGTCTCGCGCAGTCCGTGCCAGCTCGTGGCGCTTCTCGGTCTCGCCCTTACTCGATCCCATGATGTTGAGGTAATCGAGGATGACGACGTCGATGAAAGCACCTCCACGTCGTAGTTCCCGAACCTTGTCGAAGACCCACTGGCACGCGCGTGTCTGTTGCGGGACAGACTCCCAGACGTAGAACTCTCCGCCTCCGACTGCCTTGAGCCCCCTGATGGCGCGCTCTAGGATACGGGGATCGTCGCGCAGCTCCTTGCGACTTGCGCGTGCCAGACCTCGGTCGATGCGAGAGGCAACCCGCAGCGCTCGCATCTCGTAGGACACCATGAAGACACCCCAGCGCCGGCGAATGGCGCCCAGTCCTACGGCGATCAAGAAGGACGTCTTCGCTCCCTTGGGAGGAGCTAGAACGTAATGCGACTCTCCCTTCGTCGGACCTCCTCCGAGAAGAAAGTCCAGTTCAGCGAAACCTGTTGGTACATGAGCGCCTTCGTCTTCGCCGATCCAGACCTTCTGAATGCGCTCTTGCGCGTCCCGAATGAGCGCTACCTCCCGACGCTGACCTGGCTCCTCGAGCCGAACTAATCCCTTGCTGACGACGTCGCGAGCCTGGTCGAGACCCTTCGGCCCCTTCGACAGAATGTCTCCAGCTTGTAGAAGCGCCTGCGTTAGCGCTCGCCACTCCGCCCATTCAATGACCTGCTGATCAATCCATGTGGTATCGGTTGGCAGGGATAGCTCACGTATCTCTGACCATTCGTTCTCGACAGTCGCCCGTTCACCCGCCTGGAGACGCTCGACCTCGCGCCGTACTAGCTCACCAATAACCTCAAGACCTGGCGCCGAGGCGAACTCAGTCCAGTAGGCTTCGACCAGCCGCGCAATACGGACTCGAGGTGATGCAGCGCGCATACCTCCGTCAATAGGTCCGAACAGCCCGGCATGGAAAGCACCGGGCGGACAGCGCTTCGGTAAGTCGCTTTGAACTGCCGTGCTGATGACGAGACGTTGGAGACTGTCGCTCCAATCAGGACGATCGTTCAGCGTCGTAATGACGGTCTCTCCAAAGCGATGATTTGTACAAACCGAGGATCAGACCAGCGGTCGGCTAGACGTTCACCGAACTGCGTCTTCCAGGTCTCGGGTAGCGCATTAGTGGTATAGATGGTTCTCTTGCGTAGGTCAATTCGACGCTGGAGGGTCAGCAGGTCGATCTCCTTGGCTGGTGAGTAACCCCCGATATCGATGTCATCCAGAACCAGCAGATCAAGGCAATTGACCAGCTCTTCCATCATCTCATCTGGCGACGGCATGTCATCGTGATATCGACTGAGCCGACGTGCGAGACGGAGTCGAGCTTGCAAATCCAGCCAGGTCTCGAACCATACCGGGGCTGGTAAAGGACCTCGAGTCACCGGTGGATGAGGAATGACGTCGGTCATCATGTTCCAACCCGCTAGCGAACCGGCACAACCTTGAACGCGAACCCGCATGGCGCTAATAGCAAGGCCGGTTTTTCCCGCGCCGGATGGGCCGCACAGAATGACGCTGCTTGGAACTCCAACCTCCATTCGGCTCCAGATCAAGCTAGACCAGCGTTGAAGCCACGCAGTCTCTGAGGTAGCTTCGACCTCATCGAAGCTGTAGTCGTCAGTCCTGGGAGGTCGACCGCAGACCTGCCAACGTCTCTCCGGAGTATTAGTCGGATGCCTGACCTTGTCTTCGAACGGCCAAAGCTCGTTCATCCCTGTTGTCCTTGAGTTAGTTCCCATTGCTCGAGGGTTAGTTCCCATTGCTCGAGGGTTAGTTCCCATTGCTCGAGGGTTAGTTCCCATTGCTCGAGGGTTAGTTCCCATTGCTCGAGGGTTAGTTCCCATT